TATAAAAAAAGCAGGGTTTGACCTTATAATTGTAGACGAAGCTACACACTATAAGAACTCACGATCACAACGATGGAAGGTGTTGAACCGTATCGTTGAAAAAACGGGGTGTGGTCTGTGGATGATGACGGGTACACCTGCGGCACAGAGTCCATTGGATGCGTACGGGTTAGCCAAACTTGTAGACCCAATGAGTGTGCCGAGGTTCTTTACTGGGTTCAGAGATCAAGTTATGCAACAAGTATCTAGATTTACGTGGGTTCCAAAGCCATCAGCCGTACGCAGAGTTCATGCCGCTTTACAACCCGCGATTAGATTTACAAAAGAACAATGTATGGACTTACCCGATATGTTGTACACGAAGCGTAGAGTGGCACTGACCCCACAACAAAAGAAATATTACGACAAACTAAGACGGGAAATGGTACTAGAGTTGACGGGTGATAGTGTAACGGCAGTAAACGCTGCTGTAGCACTGAACAAACTCCTACAGATAAGTTCTGGTGCGGCATACACAGATGATGGAGGTGTCATAGCGTTCGACATAGACAACAGATATAAAGTGTTGAAAGAAGTCATAGACGAGACTGAACACAAGGTGCTTATCTTTGTGCCGTTCAAACATACCATACAAATATTAACTGATCGTTTACGAAAAGACGGTATAAGCACAGCGATCATTGAAGGAGCTGTAAGTGCCACAAAACGTGCAGACACGTTTAAGAGATTTCAAGAAGAGGAGGACCCCCGGGCCTTGGTTATTCAACCACAGAGTGCCGCGCATGGAGTAACTCTTACAGCGGCAAACACTGTAGTGTGGTGGTCGCCAACACCTTCTTTAGAAACTTATGCACAAGCGAATGCTAGGGTACACCGCGCAGGTCAGAAAAACAGATGCACAGTTATTCAGTTAGAAGGCTCTGTGGCAGAGCGTAGGATGTATGCATTACTTGACAAGAAAATAAACGTACATGCACAAATTATAAATCTTTATCAAGAATTACTTGACTAATGTAAGTATTGATACTATTTGTCATGTATTATAATAAATCGGAGAACAAAATTGTCTGTATCTATAGAAAACTTAACCAGTGCCTATTTAAATATTAGAGCAAAGCGATCAGAACTTTCTGCTAAGTATAAGAAAGAAGACGCTGAACTTATAGAGGCACAAGAACAGCTTAAAGCAGCATTGCTAGGTTACTGTGACGAGCATGGTGTTGAGAGCGTTAGGACTGCAGAAGGTCTAGTATATAAAACAAGCAAGGAAAAATATTGGACTTACGACTGGGATCATTTCCATGCGTTTGTTCTAGAAAACAGATGTCCTGAATTGCTTGATCGTAGGATAAATCAGTCCAACCTACGAGAATTTCTTGAAGACAACCCTGAGAAACTACCAAAGGGTTTAAATAAATCTGTAGATGTATCAGTAACAGTAAGGAAGCCGAGCAAATGACAGAGAATAAATATGTTGAGATTACTAAAATATCAGAGTACTTTGGAGTCTCAAATGCAACCGTGCGAGGATGGGTGAAGCATAATAGAATACCCCGTGATTCGTACATAAAAGTCCCTAGCGATAGTCACCCGACTCTTCGCTACAACCTAGCGTCCATAGAGGCGCATTTTACACAAGGAGAACAAGATGGCGAATGAAACCTTTATCATTCCAAATGTAACTGCAATGTACCCGAAGATCGATAAAACATATCGGTACAAGGAAAAAGAGGGTGAGAAAGGTGGTTGGGTCGAATGCAAGCCCACCGAAGCAGGTGCAATATATAAGATAAACTTTATTATGAAGCAGTCTTTGGCTGAAGACTTGTATACACGTATGGAGAAAATCTATGCGGAAGGTCGTAAAGAAAAATGGCCTGAAGAACTAAAGGCTCCTACTGATATATTTAAGGAGACCGATGACGGTGACTGGGAAGGGTCTGCTAATATCAAAGGTCAATACAGTAATAGAATTGTGCCTGTGCCAGACCAGTTTGATGCTGACGCTAATTTGCTACCAAAAGATTTCCAACTTACTAGCGGTAGCACTGTTAATATTATGATAGAGTTTGTGCCTTATGCCATGTCTAAAGATAACTACGGTGTGTCTCTAAGATTACGTCAGGTACAAGTTATTAAGCTTGCAGAACGTCAGATATACACTCAGTTTAAGAAAGTTGAGGGGGGTTTTGTTGCAGGTAATGAAACCACACCATCCTTCGGCGCACTTCCAGAAATCGAAGACGGTATGGAAGACGTCAAGGAGCCAGAGAAGGTCGTCAAAATGAAGTCTAAAGAGCAAGCTACGGCTCCTGCGACTGAAGAAGACCTTAGTGGATTAGTCAATAAATGGGGAACCAAGAAAAAATAGACTAACCACAATCACGGTGGGCTTCGGGTGGGAGTCCACCGTTTTTACCTGAAAGTAGCATAATGAAAACAATAGACTTTTTAAAGTCAGTTTTGGGAGACAATGGACTATACTGTGCTTGGGGGTTCAAAGGAAACAAAAGAGTACAGCAGTTCTACAAAACTGTAGAAGAATTAGAGACCGCTGCGTATGAATACGACAGAGACGGTTACGATATATACTATGCACTAGCTACCTATAGAGAAGCAGGTGAACAAAAATCACCGGAGATGGTGCTTGGTAGAGAACAAAGCAACGTACAAGAAATGCGTTCTTTCTTCTTGGACTTAGACTGTGGTGAGAAAAAAGACTATCCATCACAAGAGGCGGCAGTCGGCGCACTAGAGGAGTTTCTTGTAGAGGCTTGTCTACCTGAACCTATACTGGTCAACTCAGGCAACGGTGTACACGTATATTGGCCTTTAGATAATCCTGTGTCCCGTGAGGAATGGGAGCCAGTGGCTAACAAACTCAAACGTGTCTGTAGGAGACTGGGACTTAGGGCCGATCCTGTACGTACGTCCGATGCCGCTAGTATTCTACGCATACCTGCAACGCACAACCATAAGAGTAGCGTACCCAAAGAAGTAGTTGTGGTTGATGAAGATATCACAGAGATAACCTCTCTTGAAGCGTTCAGCAGTACGCTTGCGCCAGACGAAGAGAATAAGACAGACGAGGGTTATACGTTTGGTTCGACAGATGCGTTTGCTCCACACAGAAGCAATAAAGAATACCTATTCGAGACTATCATGCACAAGACTATGGATGGTGTTGGGTGTAGTCAGTTAGGTTACATTGCATCATATCAATCGCTTATTGATGAACCTTTATGGGTATCAGGGCTGTCTATAGCCAAACACTGTAAGGATGCAGAGTATGCAACAAAGGCTATATCTGACGAACACCCAGACTATAATGAAGAGGTGTTGCAGAAGAAGCTTGAGGGTATCAGCCACAGACATACCTGCATAACCTTTGATGATAGACGCCCGTACGTATGCGGTGGTTGTCCACACTGGGGCAAGATACGGTCACCAATAGATCTTGGAGAATATATAGCAGAGGCAGAACCAGAACCAGATATACCCACGTACCCCGCTCCGTACTTCAGGGGTAAGAATGGTGGCGTGTATAAAAGGGTGCAAGATGCTGAAGGTAATCCAGAGGATTTAGAGATATATAAAAACGATCTCTTTATAACAAAACGGCTACTTGATCCTGATCAAGGAGAGATAGCTGTATATAAACTGAAGCTACCTAAAGATGGCGTGAGAGAGTTTAGCATACCGCTATCTTCTGTGTCGTCTACTGAAGAGTTTCGTAAGAACATGTCTGCACAAGGCGTAACAGCTATGGGAGCAGGACTAAAGTTATTGATGGAGTATTCTATGAGATGGGTTGATGAATTACAAACACAAGGGCCAGCAGATAAGGCGCACCAACAGTTTGGGTGGACAGATGATACACTAGAGGAGTTCGTACTGGGCGATCGACTGGTGGTAGAAACAGATATAAAGTTTAGTCCACCGTCTGCAAAGACTGCGGGGTTGGCAGGTGCGTTTGTTCCCGCAGGGACTGCCGATAGATCAAGAGAGATGTTTAACTTTTATAGACAAGACGGGTTTGAGCTACACAGATTTATTGTCGGTATGGGTTTCGGTACTGTGCTAATGCCTATGACAGGCATAAACAGTATGCTCATACATCTGTTTGGTGGCACGGGCGTGGGTAAAACTACGGCTCAGATGATGGCACTATCTGTGTGGGGTGATCCCATGTCGTTGATGAATCAGAAAGAAGATACCTACAACTCTATGATGAACCGTGGAGAGGTTTTACATAATATACTTCTGTCTATAGACGAGATGACAAACATAACAGGGTTAGAGTTCTCTAAGTTAGTGTATCAACTATCTGGCGGTAGGCAGAAAAACAGACTTACTGTTAGCGGAAATCAGGAAAGAAGAAGGGGTAGACCTTGGGAGTTACTCAGTATTTCGTCAGCTAACATAAGTGCATGGGAACTACTTAGGCAGGGCAAGGCCGAACCTAAAGCAGAAATGCAACGGCTCTTAGAGATAGACGTACCTAGTATGATCAAACCTGATCCAAAACTAAAGATTGTCACAGATGCTTTGTTTGAAGACGTAAAGAAGAATTACGGATGGTTTGGTGAAGAATACATACAGTGGATAATAGCCAACAAAGATACCGTGCGTGGTTTGATGCAACAAGCTAGACAGAGAATAGACGAAGCGGCAGGGCTTACGTCTGAGAACAGGTTCTGGAGCGCAGGATGTGCGGCTACGATGGTAGGGTTACTCATAGCTTCTAAACTAGGTATTGTAGACTATCCTATGGATAAGCAGTTTGACTGGATTGTAGAGGTGCTACGAAAGCAGCGTAACACTGTGAATGATATAGGCGCGTCTGTGACTGAGACCATGAATGACTTTATCGCAGAGCATTGGAGTAACATTTTACATATACGGAGCAGTCAAGATAAGAGAAGTGATGGTGTAGAAGAGATAGTAATACCTGACTTCAATCCGCGATCTCTGGTTGCACGATACGAGACAGACAGGAGAAAGCTATATATTCGCCCGACACCTTTACGAGAGTGGTGTGCCAAACAACAGTTAAACTATGCAGAACTTGTTAAGAGCCTAAAAGCAGACATGAATGCAAAGCCAAACGTGGTCGT